ATAATCTAAATTAAGATCAATTTCTATTAAACCAGGCTGTATACAATGATCTTTAATATCCTTTGGAACAAGATCTGCAATATCTTTAGCAGTTCCAACAACCCCGGTTAATTTTCCATTCACTATGAGTGGTGATTTTGTAGCATCTAGCCAAACATCCCTACCATCCTTGTACCTGGCATGTTCAATAAACCGCCTCGTTTCTAAACTCTTACGTACCAATTCATCACTTTGCATACATATCGGTGCAAGTACATCGTCTTTTAAATCTGCGTCTGTTAAATGTAACACTTCTTCAACAGTGCTTTTCATAATTGTTTTTGCACAACTCTCGTTTACAAACAGATAATGACCTTTTTCATCTTTAACCCACATTGGAGAAGTCAGGCTGTTAGCAATAGCGTTTAAGAAATTATTATGGTTATGTATATCCTCCTCCATTTCATCTAATCGTAACGTTAATGCCATTAAATTTTCTATACCTTCTTTATTTTTATCCAACTCAAATTTATATGGATCGTAGAATTCAGAACTTTTTTTATAAAATAAATTAATTAGCCAAGACCAGTTTACCATCTACTAAGCACCTCCCTTAACAATAGGGCTGAGGACATGCCGGCTATACCACCATAAATTGCCGACCATACTTTAAGTCTGCCAATTTCAACAGACATAGTTAATACATAGGCAGCATTTTTCTCTTCTAATTTCTCTAGATTAGAATTAAGCCTTTTTATTTCTGATAGAATATGCTTGCGCCATTCTTTCCAAGAGTCACCGTTTGTATCTTCAATCATTAAAACTACCTCCACGAGAATATATTAAACTCCGCTCTTTTACATGCTCATTTGTATATTATTCCATATGATTTATGGTCTATCATTTAGTTTTATGCAACTGTAACCGCCCCTATGTGTTTTTCTTTCCCCCCTGGCAATTCGATACATTGAACTACACAGTAACCCATTTTCCCTACAATAATTTTCTAAATTCTGTATTTTTAACTCTTCACCAGTAGGTAGTTTAATCAACCAAAACTTACTTTGTGCTTTTGTCCTTGCTTTGATTTGATCATCTGTTAATTTTCTTCCTAAATTACCAACACTCACTTTGTGTTTTGCTTCCTCAGACAAACATTTACTTCTTTTTGACAGTTTTTCACACTTAAATCCTTTATGATGTTTTCTTTCCCCTCTAGCAACACTAGACATTGATCCAGGACTTAATCCGAAATTATTACTTCTACAAAATTTGCTTAAATTGCGTACTACTTCAGTTCCACCATCTGGATAAATAATTTTCCAAGTATAACTTTGTAATGCTGACCTTTTAGCAATGCTTTCAGCACTTAACTTTACTCCTGTTTTTTGCTTTCTTATAGCTTCACATACCTCTTTAGTATGTTTATAACCTTCTGCACCCTCACCGCCAAGTGTTGCATTATAACCTTTCCTTCCAAATGAATCATATTGTTTAATATAATGAAATTCCATTTCATTTAATTCTTCCTTACTATAACAATTTTCTATTGTTTCCCAAACAAAATTTTCAATCCCATATTTTTTTAACGCTTTAACAAATACCATATTATTTGAAGATTTTTTAGCGTTACTTTCATGTGACCATTTTCGATTACATAACCCTTGTACAGTTCTACCTATATAAACTTTTTGATTTATTGTATTTGTCGCTTTATAAACTACCCCATATACATTATCTTCCATTAAATCTCCCCATACCGGCCCAATCTAAAAAATTAATATACTCATCGTTTGACAAAACACTTCTGGCACCATCCAAAAAACTTGAATACTCGGTAGGTGTCATGTCTATAACCTCTTTTGTAACTGATGCTTTTTGTCCAGGCTGTTTCGCTGGATTTACATTTGTTTCTTTCTTACCAGCTGGTTGCCCTGTTGGACGCCCCCTTGATGGTGTACCTGTTGGGGATTTCTGTACTGGTTGAACATTTTGCTTTGCTTGCTGAAACGGGGAACCATACAAGCCAAAGATTCCGTCCTCTACTAACGGTAACTCCTCTTCCATATTTTTTAATTCATTTGGATAATCAAAGTTAAGACTTTCCAAGGCTGTACGATAACTTAACATTCTGCGATCCACCATGGACGATATGCTGTTAAGGTACAGGATCGTATCCAAAAGTACTCCTTCGTCCCACCGAATTTTTGGAAACCGATCAAAACCCATTGCTTCCGCTATTTGTTGGTACTCTTTATAAATCCATCTTGTCACTTGTCTTCTGGCATAATTCACTTCTTCCATTAATCCTTTAGTTAACAAGTCAATTTCTGCTGTATTTACATCTCCTCCGCCATCTATTATCGCACGAGTTATAGATAATCCCGTAGTCATGTCATCATTCACTTGCCCATATTTACCTTGTCCCAAAATTTTATCGATTTCAGGTGATACAATCTTTTCTATTTGCAAAGTGTGATTCCAGCAAATATCAAAACTCTTACTTGGTGTATTAAATAATTGGGAAATCGCTTCTAATTGTTCTTGTGATGTCACAGGATATTCATCATTACCAATTGTGATCTTTAATATGTAATTCGTAATACCATCCAACGTGCTCAAATCGGCTTGTTTAAGCGCATTTTTATATTCTATAGTGTCAAACACCCTTAATGTTTTTGGACGTGCGTAACGCTCATATGGCTGCTTCCTGTATGTGATTTGTCCAACAAGTCTGGGGTCTAATTGAAATTCTCCACCCTGTTCCGCTGCTGTCTTCAAATCTGAGGGTAATGCTTTAATTAATAATTTTTCATCTTCAGTTAAATCACCACTAGGTTTTTTAAGTAATTCACCTAATTCTGGGGGAGGTGTTAATGCAACAGAAGTTTTATCGAACAATAAATTTCCATGTATATTCGTCAATAGTGGATTAAGCACTGTGTATGATACAGGTAAATGTCCTTTAGACCAGATATTCTTTTTTGCGGCTTTAGAAGTATTCCCAACAGCTGCTTTTTTGGTCACGTTAACTTTCTTACCCGGTATAGGAGATAAGTATGATACTCTTGGCTCATATTTTGCCAAAACTTTATAAGTAGTTACATGCCCTACCTTGAAGAAATCTAAAAAAATCCAATCCAATAATTCATCAAATCCAACATCAAATGTCCAAGTGTCATAAAATTGTTTTATGTTTGCATCATCTATATCATTTTCAAACCCCTTCTTTGCCAAATTGGCTAAGATGTTTGTAGAGGCGCCGACCAATGGGTCTGTATAATAATATTTAATGCCTCTTTTAAAAGATTCTTTAGGATCTTCAGTAAAAGGGTCAGCTCCCCCTAAATCGAGATTTTGCCTTTGGGTATAGTCCCTAGAAATAGTAGATGCTTTATCTCTATATATATGTGGAACAATCCCACCACCTTTATTTGAATCTATGAAAGCTAAACTTTTTTTCGTAGGCTCCAAAAGAAAAGTTGCTTGTCCTGTGTGCTCATTAACTTCAACAGATCGGATTCCAACATCTGGGTATTTTTCTTTTAAGTCCGCTGTAACTTTATTTAGTAATTCTTGTTCCATTTTTACTCCCCATTATTCTGAAAACCTTGAATATTTAAACATATAAGCCTTCCATTGAATTATGTAAGTTGTTCACTATACAAATATTATTCATAATCTGTTTTATGTTATTATCAATATATTTATTTTGCAATCTATGACAATCGGCATGTTTCATCCATCCCCAATAACTCATAATACCACTAAGTATATTTATCGGAGTTAGATACTTATGTTTTCTCTTAATCTGTTTTATTCTTTGCTTAAATCTGGTTGCTATGCTCTTTCTTAATAGAGTATAATCATGAAAAAATCTATATCCAAGAAAATCTATACCCCGTTTACCTATAGGAAAAACCTGCCAATTATCTTTTAGCTTAAGATTTAACTCAATCTTTAAATAATCAGATATTTCTTTTCTTAATTGTGATAGACGGTTTTTGTCTGAATGTAATATGACTAAATCATCGCAATATCTTTGATAATATTTGCATCCTTTTTGCTCTTTCAGCCAATGATCTAATCCTGACAAATATAGATTACCAAAATATTGACTTAAATAATTCCCTATTGGTACACCTTTTGCCGAATTGATAATTTCATCAAGAAGACCTAATAAATCTTTGTCTTTAATTTTCTTTCTTATAATCCGTTTCAAGATGACATGATCAATAGAGGGGTAAAATTTTTTAACATCCATTTTTAAACAATATTTAGTATTCTCTCTATCTTTCAGTGCCTTCTTAATCCGCTTAACGCCTTTATGAATACCCCTGCCTTTCAATGATGAATAGGTATCCGTTATGAATGTTTTCATCCAAATGGGTTCTAAAACATTCATAATACAATGATGAATAATTCTGTCTGGAAAATATGGCAGTTTAAATATTTCTCTTTCTTTATTGCCACACTGTTTTGTAAAAACTTCATATTTTGAATTGCTGAAGGTTTTATTTTTTAACATGTTATGAATTTTCATAAAATACTTTTCTTGGTTTACATCTACCGTTTTTACTTCACTATAGTACAATTTGCCTTTTCTGGCATTTTTATGTGCCAATTTGATATTTTCTATATAGTATATTTTTGAATATAAATTTCCGTATCTTTTCATAATCCTCTGCTTATTGTCTCAGAATCTTCAGAATTTAATCTTACCAATACTTTTAGAGACTTTATTTATGTTTTGCCAAGAGGCAAGGTCTTTATATCTAAAATAATTTTAATAAGCTGAGCTGGCTGCTGATATTCTGATTACGATTCCCTGACGAATTATTCAGATTCCAATAAGTAACTCCAGCATTCGTGCCATTATTCGTATTCCCGCTGAGTTTCGCTACATTCTCTGAATTTTCACAAAGTGAAAATGTAAGAGATATATGTATTATGTTTGCAAAGCAAACTCATACAATTTGCCAACCTAAGATATAAAAACCTATGTATTTTCGTTTTGAGGCCAAAGGCCTCCGTTTTGCGTTTTTACGACCCCCGAATTATCGGCAGAGCCGGCCGCCGAAATCCCGATCACGATACCCCGACGAAAAATTCAGATACCAATAAGCAACCCCAGCAAACGCGCCACTATACGCAGCCCCGCCGAGCACCGCCACACGCCAACCTATATTTTGATAATAAAAATCTGTTATGTAAGTAGTTGAACCCCCACCAAGAGAAGCTGGCAGAAATCCTCGACTAATCTGCTCAAGAGTTTGTTGATAAGCATTAAGCCCTTGCGGCAACGTTATTCCTGCACCGCCAACATCAAGCAATCTCGCATAAGTACCGCCAACCCCTGTTGCAGTATTATCAGCAAAATCAGTGTCCACATTGGACACATACGGAATTCCACCGTTTATATTAAAGCCATCTACCCATTTCCATATATGCCCAAAGAAGTTTTCAATACTTCTATAACTCATAAAAGAACCAAGGGCATTAGCACCATTGTCTACTCCACCTGAGGCATTGCCGAGACTATTCGATAATCCTGTTAATTCAATTGGATTATAGTTATTTCGATTTGCCCAATTTGCACCGCCGAAATTCGTTAAGCCGTTTCCTATCATAAGTTGAGAATTAAAACTTGCATACTCAACCAGATAAAGTAACTGAATTGCACTTACTAAATCAAAACCCTGCTGCCTCCAACCAGTGCCTCTTGAAGCTCCTGCTGTTCTGAAATTACTTCTGTATCCATAATTTATAGGAGATTTGCCGGATACAGAACTTAAGACATCATTATTCCAATCTTTTTGAGTTTCAATAGTAGTATTGGCAGCGGTCTCATCTACTAAAACCTCATCCACAGTGATAACCTGATCCCCAGTTCCTCCAGTAGCAATAGTAACAACTTTGTTATTATTTGTAGTTCCCGCCACTAAAAGTTTATCACCAGACTCTAACAGCGTAAAAGGGTGCGACCTTCCGGCTTGAGTTATAGTTTTGCCAGCCGAATCAAACACAGTTGAACTTACTTCCAATCTTACCCCATTTGTATATCTGGATTCTGAGTCATCATAGAGAACTCCTTCATATGCTGACATATAACGATTTTTGACCCACTCATTATTCTTAAAAAACGCCGGTAATCTTGCTGCCCCGTTGAATTGTTCTTTTGAAATCAGCCAATGATGCTCAGTTCCTTCATACCAATATTTAAGCCAACCCTGGGCTATTTCAACTGCCACTTGACCATCAGCACCAGTTAAAACAGAAGGAGTAAGCATGTCTTCCTTTTTAGTCCGGTCTGTTGCCCCTGTATAATATTGCACTTCACCTGCGTCATTCAGAAGACAACCCCTCATTAATGATTGAAGCACCATAAGATTATCAGGCATTTTTGTAGCTGCCGCTGAAGATTGTCCTTGGCCGATGCGCTTGCAGGTAGGTGTACTGGTTGATTCATCAAAAATAACTCCATAGGCTCGATGATGTTTACGTCTATGTCCCATGATTATGCCTCCATCTTTTTCTCTGCTTCAAAATCAACTTTAATAGCTCGCAATTCAACGTTATTCTTAGCCGCTGCAATCAAAACATTGGTAGAATCTTTTTTGGTAAGCACTTTATCAATCTTTGTTTTCTGGCCAGACTCAGCAAAAGCAGTTTTAATATTATCTATAGCTTCCATCTCGATGCTTTCCTTCTTGGCCTGTTGGGCTTCCTCAAAAGGCCTCTCTTCAACCTTCCAAACACGAAGCACTTTGTCTTTTTGAATTTCATAGGCATCGGTTAATGTTTGCGTTATGTAATCATGTGCAGGAACTTCCTGCTCTTCGACTATTCTATACCCATGAGCAAATAACTTTGAAATGATTATATTATCATCATCACGGACATTCTTGGATTTTACTATTTTTTCATCTCTTACTAAATAATATTTCTGCATGACACCTCCTATGTCCAGACTGGCACTGCACCAGAAAGTTTAATTTGAAGGGCGACCTTAAACAACCAACCGTCCTCAGCCATGTTATCAGTTCCATCAGTATTGCGGTAAATCTCAAACTGAATTTCATCTCCAATCACAGGTGTACCGGCAATAGTAAGAGCAGCAGTTTGTCCAGTTGTCTGCCGCTTTGCTCCGTTGTCTGCCAGTAGTGCATCAGATATGACTTGAGGAGTACCAAAGTCAGCGTCAATCGTATCATCATTTCCCCCTGCCACAGCTCTAATTCCCCATTCGACAGTATCCCCAGTCGTACTTCCTATCGCCGAAGACCAAATAAACTTAGCTCTTATTGTTCCTCTATCCCAATTATCAGGCATTGAGTATGTGAATTGTGCTCTCTCTTCTGTTGTTCCCGCATCAAAAGCCATGTGATCGATGTCTATATCATTTGTGCTGTACTCAGTCGTACCTTGCAATGCACCGCTTGTGGTACAAGGAATCATTTCAGCAGCATCTATGTAAATTGTTTCGTACTCAGAAATTTTTTCATTTAATGTTCCGGAAATAGTATCAACTTCTGATT